TCGGCATTTACGTCTTTTTGGATGGCAGTAATTTATGCGTTGATTCCGTTGTTTAAGCCGTTTAAAGTACACGAGTTTGTCTTTGTGGGTTTATTGACGTATTCAGCTACTGCAATAGGTTTAACCGTTTGGAGTAAAAAAATAGACAAATGAAAAAGATCATAATTTTGTCGCTAATATCTACTATATTTGCGACAGGTTGCACGCTAAATTACCACCTGAATAAAGCGATTAAGAAAGGATATAAACCTGCGGTATACGATACGATTAGAATAAATACGATAGATTCCTTTCCGGTTATTGTTCGTGATTCGATAGCATGGGAAAAGTACGTAACTCAAAAAGATACTTTGGTGCAGATCAGAACCGAATACGTGCCTAAACCGCGATATATTGAAAGATTCAATTTAAAGCGTTTTAACGATAGTTTAAAGCATATCCGAACTATCTATGCGGATTCACTACAAAACGCGCTTAGAACGCATAAAACCAAGCTAAAAACGGATTTAAAGCAGCGAAAGGTAGAACGCGATAAAACTTTTACCGATTCTATGAAGTTTCTGGCCGTTAGTTTATTCCTGTTATTAATGATCCTGATCTTTTTTAAAGTTAGTAAATACCTAAATATCCAAGAATGATAACAACAGCGCAGGCCATAGCAAAGTACGGTCAACCAAACGAAGCCGGAACGTATCTAACAACGATTAAACTTCCCTATCCAATGCGGATAGCTTGGGACACCAAAACAATGGTAACAAAGATGCGATGCCATAAAGACGTAGCTGATGCGTTTTTAAACGTGTTTAAGGAGCTTTTGGCCGTGTATGGGTATAATCGCCTTGTAGAGCTAGGAATTGATTTGTACGGCGGTTGTTTTAATTATAGGAAGATGCGTGGAGGTTCGTCTTGGTCTAAACACGCTTTTGGTATTGCAATAGACCTTGATCCGGCAAGAAATATCTTAAAGGAAACAAGCAAGACTGCGCGCTTTGCTCGTCCGGAATACGCGCCAATGATTGAGATCTTCTATAAACACGGATTTATTTCGTTAGGAAAAGAGAAAGATTACGATTGGATGCACTTTGAAATCGCAAAATAAATTTGGAGGATAGAAAAAAACAACTACATTTGTAGCGCATAATTGTTTTAGTGTTAGAGAAAGGGTTGCCAGATGAACGCGGTAACCCTTTTTTGTTAGTTATAACATACATAATCGGCAAAATTCCGACTTTCTGCATAATATATTACACATAAAACCCACTTTAAAGTGCGATTATTTATACCCTATAAGGTAAGTTATCTGTAACAAAATAAGGGTAAAACCTGAGGAACTTTGTAATAAAATCAGGGTAAAACCTTACTGATCAGAAAAAAAAGTTAAAAAAATTAAAATATTTTGTTGAGAAGTATTTTTAATTAAAAAAGTTATATTATATTTGTTCAAACAATTAAAACACAAAACAATGAAAACATTTAAAATTTCCTTTCAAGACATTAGCGGCAATGAACTCTGGATGTCAATCACAGAACAATTTACTATTGCAGATGCGCACAAATACGCTCAGATAGTTTATGCTACATCAATGGTTAACGATTTGGCTCAGTACGAAATTTCAGAATTTTAAAATTATGCAAACATTTAAACTAACAATTTTAGATTACAAGCGCGAAACGCTTTTCTTTATGAACATCACTGCAGATGGTTATTTAGAAGCCAGCAAGAAAGCTCGCAGAACTTTAGAAACAACTAGCGACAACCGCGCATTTACTTTTGAATTAGAACAATTAACATTTTAACTATGAAAACAATTAAGCACTACGTAATTTGGTTCAAAGGCTTGAACTCAGATGAAAGAGAAATTTTAGGCGGAGCTGCCGTAATGGTTTTAGGATTGAGTTTCCTGATCTGGCTACAAAGTACAAATAGCTATCCTGTACTAGATGCTAAAACACGAAACCATCAAACGTACCAAAAGCAAAGCTACGAGCTTAAACCGTCTTTTGATAAATACGTCAACCACGTTTATAACGACAAATTCGGATCAGATGAGCAACGTTAATTTAGATGTAGTCATTCAGTTCATTAAAGACAAAGAGCTGGATAAAAAAAGCCGTAAGCGAGAAAAGGCCTACGTTAGGCAATACTTAGTTTATAAGTTAAGAAATACAAACTTATACGCTTGGTCTGAATTAGGCAAATTATTTAACAGGGATCACTCTACAATGATTTATGCTTATAGGCAACACGAGGCATTGAAAAGCGATAGGTTTTATCTCAGAACTATTCAGGAGGCTGCAAATATGTTTGACGATGCTACGCTGCAATACGTTCCGGAGCCTAGGGATATTTTTGTAGATATTCAGAAAGCAAATAACTTGGACGGCCTGCGCAGAATTAAGCGATGGATCAAAGAAGGATTATACGAACTACAAACAGAAAAGATATGACACCAAAAGAAAAAGCAAAAGAATTAATATTAAAACATTTGCGTGTTAATCATGGCTTTAATGTACATATTGCAAGGCAATGCGCATTGATTGCAGTTAATGAAGTAATTGAGGCTTTACACGAGCATCATTGGCAAAATAGACTAATAATAGATTATTGGGAAGAAGTAAAACACGAATTAGAAAAGATATGACACCAAAAGAAAAAGCAATAGAGCTAGTTGACAAGTTTATGGAGCATACCGTTGAGTGGGATCAGGTAACCGAATATGCTTTCGATAGCGAATACCACGCTAAGCAATGCGCCTTGATCGCAGTTGATGAGATAATTAAAAACGATACAATTTTTTTATATGTACATCATTTGGATTTTTGGAAACAAGTAAAACAAGAAATAAATAACCTATGAATCAAGAACAATACTCAGAAGCGGTAAAACGCAATTTAGAAAAGCTAATCGTATTAACTGCAATCCTTCCGGTGTTAGGAGATTATATCGAAGATTTAAACGATGCTAACGTATTTAAGCATAACATCAAACGCAAGGCCGCAATGTTTCTGGAGGAGATCCAAAAGACGGATAGATTGATCATTAACTATTCTGATCCTAAAGCAATGGAGCAGCAGGTAGATATCCAACGCGCGTTTCGTGTTTGGGTGAAAGAAAATTTCAGCTTTGACAAATTATTAGAAGAATAGTTATTATATTTGTTTCGGCGGGCAGGCCAAGAAAAACATTATTGAAAGCTCTTTTGGTGAGTACCGCTGCCTCGGGAAAACTGAAAGGGCTTTTTTATTTTAAGGCAGTAAGATGAGTGAAAGAAAAGCAGTTAAATTTTATCGTAGTTATTGGGAAGTAGCTATGGAACTAAACGACAAGGATAGACTTGCGTTTTATGACGCAGTTATGTTGCGTCAGTTTACAGGAAAAGAAAGCGAGTTAAGCGGTATGGTTAAGTTTGCATACATAAGCCAAAAGCACGCTATTGATGCTCAGGTTAAAGGCTTTGAGGATAAAACTAAAACCCCTTTGCAAGACCCTAGACAAGGGGGTACGCAAGGCCCTTCGGTACAAGTAAAAGAGAAAGAGAAAGAAGAATATACTATAGATGAGCGCAAATTAAAATTTGCTGATACATTAAAACCTTTTTTAGAACTTTATGGTAAACAGATGCTAAATGAGTTTTATGCTTATTGGACAGAACATAGCTCTAAAGGTAAAAAAATGAGGTTTGAAATGGAGCGGGCTTGGGGAATTGAGCGTAGATTAGCAACTTGGAATAAAAACGTACAGGAACGCAACAAACCAAAGTTTAACGCACCTACAACAATTATCGACTAATGTACAAACGACTTAAAGACCTAAACGCCGAAATGTTTTCCGTACGTCAACAGGTAGATGTCAAAGGTAAATCAATCGGTTGGGATTGGGATATGCTTCCGTTTACAATTAAAGAAGGAGCTACAACTTACATAGGCGCAGCGCCTGCATCTGGAAAGACGGAGCTATGGTTTGAATTTCTTATAAACCTTTCCTGTTTGCACGGTTGGAATCACGTAATATTCTCACCTGAGACCGGAAGCAGCGCAGAGATATTTGCAGAGCTTTGCTACAAGTATATCGGTAAGCCATACGTACAGGGTAAAAACTCAATGACCAACGGCGAGCAAATAAGCGCTGAGATGTTTGTAAACGAACATTTTATTGTTATTGATCCGATTGATGAGGATTTGACTATAACTAAATTCTACCAACTTGTAGATGAGATTGAACGCAAGGAAGGAATCAGAATCCATACTACAACTATTGACCCGTGGAACGAATTAACGGAAGAATTTTTACCTTCTGATCTGGGCCGCGAAGATAAATATCTCAGCCGTATTTTGGGATTAGTTCGTAAGAACGCGCGCAAGACAGGGCGGCACAACTGCGTTATTAATCACGTTAGGGATCAGCCAATGGTAAGCGCTAAAACAATAGCAGGAACCGACATAAGCTATTTTCCAATGCCAAGCGCTAGAGACTTTGCAGGAGGGCAGGTATGGTTTAGAAAAGGTCTTAGCGTATTAATACCTTGGCGCCCACCGTATGGTCTTCCAGATGCAGACGGTACCGGAGCTGAAAATAATGAAGTACATTTGAAGGTAGCCAAAAGTAAACCGAAAGGCGTATCAAAAAACGGAGTTTATAAATTATTCCTAGATATAGAACGATACCAATATTATATGCTTGATTTTAAAGG